GAACCTAACATAATAATAAAAGATACAAAAACTGATGGTGAAACAGTAGAGGATTCTTTTGAGGCTGATTTTAATAGAATGCAGAAAAGAATTACTAAATTTTTAAAAGATAACAAACAAGAAACTAAAGGTAAAGTAGCCTTAGCATTATCTGATGCTGTTGGAACACCAGGTTCTTTAGCAGACAAAGCAGCAGCATTAAACAAAGGTTTATTAGCAATAGCATCAGCTAAGAAAAAAGATGAAAAAGATATTGCTAAATTAGCATTTGCTGCAGCAACAGAATTAGAAGGTAAAAGAATAGATGCAGACAAACTTACAACAAGAGAAAAAACAATAAATAGATATACACTTTTAAAAAATAAAGATAAATTAAGTAAAGAAGAACAAACAGAACTAGAAGCTTTAGAAGGTGTTCTTAGAGTAGATGATGACAAACTTTCTCCATCTGGTGGTGTAACTTATTCAACTGCACTAGCAAATATTAAAAAAAGATTGAGACAATTTAATGATGAAACTACATCAGACGAAGATAAATTAATTATTAGAGATCAAATAAAAAGTGTTATCTCAGGTTTAAATGAGGCAGGTTTTGATGATGAAACAATACTTGGTCAATTAACTGATTATCCTTTTGCAAAACAATTTTTTAATAAAGGTGGTAGAGTTAATATGGCCATAGGTGGTGCCACAGAAACACCTACTGAACCAGTAGCAACTAACCTAACTTTTGAACAATTAAGAACTAGACTGCCAAAAGAAATAACAGATGACATCGTGCAACTCGTAGCAACAAGCGAAGAGGCTTTGCAAGATTTTGCATACATTAGAACACAAGGTGATGTAGAAAAATTTAATGTGAAATACGGAGTTAATTTAGTATTACCACAAAACACAGTATAGGA